CGAGGGTACAATGATGACCTTGTAATGTCTTTTGCTATTGGACTTTGGGTTCGTGATACAGCTTTAAGACTACGAACACAAGGAATTGAGTTAACTAAAAAAACCCTTACCAAGATGATGGATAATGAGGGTTTATACACCCAAGACGATGTCAATAAGAATGATAGTTGGGATTGGGATACAGGAAAAGAAAAAGAGGACTTAACGTGGCTCTTATAAAAGTGAGGTAAAAATGGCTGATACAACATTATTTGGTAGACTAAGACGATTATTTAGTACAAATGTAATCGTTAGAAATGTAGGTGGTAAGAAATTAAAGATTGCCGATACAGACCAAGTACAAAAACAAGTAAAATCGCACCTTGTTGATAGATATACAAAACTACACAACAATTTAGATTTAGTTGGAACGGGATATTCAACCGTACATCAAATTATGGCGGCGAGGTTAGCATTGTTTAAGGACTATGAATCTATGGATTCTGACCCAATCGTATCGTCTGCATTAGACATATATTCAGATGAATCAACTATGAAAGGACAATATGGAGAAGTTGTTCTTATAAAATCCGACAACAATAATATTAAAGAAATTTTAAACAACTTATTCTATGATGTTATGAACATCGAGTTTAATCTATGGCCTTGGGTTCGTAATATGGTTAAGTATGGAGACTTCTTTTTACATTTAGATGTAAGTGAAAAATACGGAATTACAAATGTAGTTCCACTATCACCTTATGAAGTCATAAGAGCAGAAGGAGAAGACCCGGAGAATCCTTACTACACTAAGTTTTATTTAGAAAGTATTGAGGGAGCACACCCATACTTTGGTCAAAAGCCAAGTGCTGGAAAAAAGATTGAATTTGAAAACTTTCAAATAGCACACTTTAGAATGGCCAATGATAGTAACTTCTTACCTTATGGTAAATCTATGATTGAATCTACAAGAAAGATTTGGAAACAATTAACACTTATGGAAGACGCAATGTTGATTCACAGAATTATGAGAGCGCCTTCTAAACGAGTATACAAAATTGATATTGGTAATATACCACCAAATGAAGTTGACAATTATATGCAAAGAATTATCAACAAGATGAAAAAGACACCTTTCCTTGACGAGACCACAGGTGAATACAATCTTAAATACAATATACAAAACTTAACAGAAGATTTCTTCCTACCAGTTCGTGGTGGAGATAGTGGAACTGAAATCAATGAGTTAGGTGGTATTGATTATGATTCAACTGAAGACATTGAATATTTGAAAAACAAATTATTAGCATCACTTAGAATTCCAAAAGCATTCTTAGGGTTTGATGAAAATGTCGGTGGTAAAGCAACACTTGCTGCAGAAGATGTAAGATTTGCCAGAACCATAGAAAGAATACAAAGAATTATAGTATCAGAGTTAACAAAAATTGCAGTCGTTCACTTATATTCACAAGGATATACAGACGCTGACTTAGTAAACTTTGAATTGGAATTAGCAAGTCCTTCAACAATGTATGAACAAGAAAAGATAGAATTGTTAGGACAGAAAGTTTCATTAGCTCGTGATATGATTGGTGATAAGATTTTACCTACTGATTGGGTGTATGACAATATATTCAATTTTTCTAATGAAGAAAAGAAAGATGTAGAAGATAAAATCATTGAAGACCAAAAACAAAAATTCAGACATTCACAAATTGAAATGGAAGGTAATGACCCACTCGATTCTGGAGAAGCAGTTGGTACGCCAAGTGATATGGCTCAGATAGGAACACAATCCGCTGAAGAAGGAGAACCAGAGCAAGAGTCACCAATGGGTTCATTATTTGATTTCGATGAAGGTGGAAGACCAAAAGAGATGAATCACTATGGAAAAGATAGTGGAGCAAGAGGTCGTGACCCATTAGGGAAACAAACTAAAAACCGAAGACCACTTGCATTAGCGCATTATGACGCTTTAAAGAAAACAATGGGTAAAAAGTCAAAAGCTATTATAAACGAGACCAAAAAAGTAGATGAAATGAATGATGAATATGATGAATATAAAAAAGAAAACGGAGTAGATTAATACCGATTTCTTGAAAGTTTTA